GAAAAAAATTTATCTACAATAATGAATAAAATGATAAATGGTGCAAAAAAAATAAGTGAGTCAAACGGCTTCTTTATTAAAATATACTAACAAAGACTTGCTTTTATATAAATAATACTATAATAACTTGATTTACATATGGAAAAAATGATTGTATTAATGGAAAAAATGAAAGAAAAATGTTTAGTTTTAAAGGATTCGCAACAAAGAGTACAAACACTCACTTAGAACATTTAGAAGATAGTATTATAGACCAAGGCTCTAAAGGTGGTCGTAATGCGGTCAATTTTCTAAAATCAATTAAAAAAATGCTTACAGGCCATACAGGTGGCCGACTTAACATAACTGTTAAATGGGACGGTGCGCCTGCTGTTATATGTGGCATTAATCCAGAAAATGGCAAATTCTTTGTCGGTACAAAATCAGTATTCAACGTAACACCTAAAATTAATTATTCAACAGGCGATATATTAAAAAACCACGATGGTGATTTAGCCAATAAATTAATTATATGTTTAAGAGAGTTATCTAAATTAGGTATCACAGGCATATTACAAGGCGATTTATTGTTTACAAAAGGTGATGTCAAAACAACTACAATAGATGAACAAGATTTTTATGTATTTACACCGAATACAATTACATATGCAGTGGCTACAGATAGTCAAATAGGTAAAAGAATAGCCAGTGCAAGATTAGGAATCGTATTTCATACAGTATACTCAGGAAGTAAAATGAGTAATCTAAAGGCAAGTTTTGGCTCAATAAAAGGTTTTCCTAAAATATCATCAATATTTGTAACAGACGCTACTTATACAGACGCATCAGGTTCAGCAACATTTAACAATACTGAGATGACACAGTTTGATAATATTATAGCGATGGCTGAAGGCTCTTTATCAAAAGCAGAAAAATTTTTAAATCAATTTAATTCATCAGAGCCATTATCAGTAGGTTATAAACTTAAATCTTTCTTTAATAACTTTATTAAAAATACACAAGGTGATATTGCTAAAGTAAAAGAACTAATAGATATGTTTAGATCATATTATGCAAATATGCTACAACAAGAAGTGGACGCTGTATCTAAAGATGAAACTAAAAAAAAATATCGAACAATAAGAGATAATGGTTTAGATTTTATTGACAGAAATGAACAATCATTATATTTTACAATCGCAAGTTGGGTATCATTACAGCGTGCTAAGAATTTTCTTATCAGAAAATTAAATCAAATACAATCAATAGGTCACTTCATAAGAACACCAGACGGATATAAAGTAACAAATCCTGAAGGATATGTGGCAGTTGATAGAGTTAAGGGTGCCGTTAAACTCGTTGATAGGCTAGAGTTTAGTCGTGCTAATTTTACAATAGCCAAAGATTGGGTAAAAGGATAAATGAAAACATTTAAAGATTACGAAAAAAGAAAAGAGGAAATAGATCAAATTTGTGAAAACATGAAATATGATGACTTAATACAAGAAGAATCTGAATATCAAGGTAGAAAAGTAACACTAAACAATCCATTTAGAACACCAGGTGGGCCTAAAAAGTTTTCTGTTTATGTAAAGAATGCTAAAGGTAATGTTGTTAAAGTAAATTTTGGTGACCCTAATATGGAAATTAAACGAGATGATCCAGAGAGAAGAAAATCTTTTAGAGCAAGACATAATTGTGACAATCCAGGGCCAAAAGACAGTGCAAGATATTGGTCTTGTTATCAATGGAGATCAGGAGCAAAAGTAGATAATTAATGAAATCGTTTGAACAAATAATTTCAGAAGGCTTATACGACCCTAATATATTTAAAGCCTTTTTTCTTGCAGGAGGGCCAGGTTCAGGTAAATCTTTTGTTGCAAAAAACGTATTTGCAGGTACAGGATTAAAATTAGTTAACTCTGATATAATATTAGAAAAAAGTTTATCAAAAGTAGGTTTATCATTATCTATGCCAGATGAAGAACAATATTTTAGAGACATGATAAGAACAAGAGCAAAGGCAATTGTAGATAATCAAATAGATTTATATGTAAAAGGCCGATTAGGTTTAGTAATAGATGCTACAGGTAGAGATTATAATATAATAAGTAGACAATTTAGTTCTTTACAATTATTAGGTTATGATTGTTATATGATATTTGTAAATACAAGTTTAAATGTTGCTTTAGAAAGAAATGCTAAAAGACAAAGAATAGTGCCAGAATATATCACTAAAAATTCTTGGCAATCTGTGCAAAATAATATAGGCAAGTTTCAAAACCTTTTTGGTTTAACAAATTTTATTGTTGTAGATAATAGCAAATCAGATGAAGAATTAACCACCTTAACAATGAGTAAAGTAAATTCAGCTGTTAGAAATTTTTTAAACACACCAATTAAAAGTTACATTGCTAAAAAATGGATGGCAAAAGAAAGAGCGATAAGAAAATCAAATGTTTAAATTAGTAAAAGAAGCTGTGATAGATATACCTAGACGAACATACGCTAAAGGTGTGTTTGATGATGCTAATACAAACAATCCAAAATTAAAACAAGTTGTATTAGACATTATAAAAAATCAAATTGAACAATTTAATAAAATACGACCTGTATTAAGATATAATTTAGTAGGTTCAATACTTACAAAAACTTATAGAGATGATGCAGATTTAGACGTTAATGTTTTATTTGATGTGCCTTTAGAAGATAGAGACGTTGTTAGAAAAGAGTTAGCTAAGTCATTAAGAAATATTAACGGCGCTTTAGTGCCAGGTACAAAACATCCTATTAATTATTATGTTATTACAGACCCTAATGTAAAAGAAACAAACGACAAAATGGCTGATGCAGTGTTTGATATAAAAAATAATATATTCATAAAAAGAGCAGAAGAATTTAAATTTAATCCTAAAGCATATGTGGCCGACTTTGAAAAAAAGGTAAAAGAAATAGATGTAGTGCAAGGAGAATTAAAAAGAGACCTGATAGACTATAGAGAATTAAAAGAATTGAATCCTGATGATGTGTTAGATTTACAAGAATTAATAAATGCAAAAGTAATAGAAGTTGAAGATAACATTAATCATTTAGTAGCTATAGGTAATGAAGTTTTAAAAGATCGTGCTGACGCTTTTGCAACAGATATGACACCAGAGGAAATAAAAACATTTGGTAGAAAAAATCAATTACCTAAAAATGTGATTTATAAAATGTTAGAAAAATATCATTATTTAACTTTCTATAAGGCATTAAAAGATATAATAAAAGATGGTGAAATTACAGACGCAGAATTAGATTCAATAAAAACAGAAGAAACCAATAAATCTTTTGCATTTACTTTTGGTAGATTTAATCCACCAACAATAGGCCACGAAAAACTTATAAGAACGGTGGCCAGTCAAGGTATGGATTATAAAATATTTTTAAGTAGATCGCAAGACGCAATTAAAAATCCATTATCACCATCAGATAAATTAAAATATATGACTATGATGTTTAAAAACTATGCTAGTCATATAATGGTTGTGCCTTCAAATATGATATTAGAGTTAGCAACAAAAATATACAATATGGGTTATAGAAATGTAACAATGGTAGTAGGCAGTGATAGAATTGCAGAATTTAAGTCTATATTAAATAGATACAATGATGAAAAGAATAGACACGGTTATTATAACTTTGAAAAAATTAATATAATATCGGCCGGCGATAGAGATCCAGATGAAGAAGGCGTAATAGGAATAAGTGCGAGTAAAATGAGAAACTATGCAGTAAAAGGTGATTTTAAAAATTTTAAAAAAGGCATACCAGGCAATTTAACAGATAAGCAACAAAAAGAATTATTTTTTGATGTAAGAGAAGGTATGGGATTATCGACAAGTTTAGTTGCTGATTTTCAACCAGAGGAAAATAAAATGAAAACTTTACAAGAGTTTGAAACACAACAGATAAGAGATTTGTATATAAGAGAAGTAATATTTAATGTTGGTGAACAAGCACACAATGTTAATTTAGATATAAAAGGAAAAGTGATAAGACGAGGTACAAATTATATTGTATTAGAAGATACAAATAATAATTTACATAAATCTTGGATTTGGCATTGTGTACCCATATCAGCAAACAAGGAGGTGTTAGTAAGAGAATATAATTTAGACGTTGATTATGGATTTACGGCTGTTTCAAGTATAGAAGAAAAAGCTGGTCACACAACTAAATTACCTCAAGATAAATCAGTAAGTAAAGAACCAGGAACACAACCTAAAAAATATTATAAAGATTTATCAAAATCTGATAAAGAAAAAAGAGCAGCTTATTTTAGAAGACAAGATACAACAAAAGGCCCTTATAAACCAGCTCCAGGTGATGACAAAGCAAAAACTAAACCAAGTATTCACACACAAAAATTTAAAAAAATGTTTGGTGAATTTAAAAAAGAATTAATTAAAATGACAGATGAAAAAAAAGAGTCTTATGATACAGGTCATGATTATGCTCAACACACTTCAAAAATGACACCAGGCGAACCTGGTTACGACCCTAATTATAAAGGTGATAAGTATAAACCTAGTAAATCTGAAGATAATTTAAAAAAAATAACTATAAAAGACATTGACGAATGGGCTTTATCAAATGAAACAATATATAAATATAGAGAAAGGTATGGCGATAATTACCAACAAAAGATACAAGAAGTAAAAACTAAAATGTTATCTTTTAAAGATTTCGCTGAGTAATAATATGAGTTTTATAACAGAATCTAAAAAAGTTTATCAACAGGTTAAACTTAACGAAAAAATTAAACCTTATATGCTTTCTTTTGAAAAGCCAGGTAGTAGAGAACCAATGCAATTTGCTGACGCTGATACACTACAAGATTTACAAAAACAGGCTGAAGATTTAAGAAAAAAAGGTTATGTTATTGGTAAAATGGGAAAATATCAACCACCTATTCAATTACCTAAAACATATTTAAAACAAGATTATATTATAGAAGAATCAGAAGATCACGAAATATCAATGGCAAGAAGCGAGTTAGAAGGTATCGCTGATAAAGCATTAGTTGTTTCTTCAATGCTAAAAGATATGAGCGAGTCAGGTAATCCATTACCAGCATGGGTGCAATCAAAAATTACAAACGCAAGTGATTATATAACTACAGTACACGATTATTTAAAGTATGATCCTGAAACAAATGAGTCA